GGATCAGTGCCGCACGGCACGCCTGATCGGCGCGCTCACTCTGATCGCTCAGCAAGGCGCTTTGGAATTCGTGCTTCAGGGCGCGAAGATCAAGGAACGGGCCGAAGCTGCGGGGGCAGAGAACTTCTTTCTGTCGCCGCGCGACGAGAACCGGCACGCCAACGACGCCATCCGTCACGGCGTGTATTGGTTGGCCGTCAAGCAGGGAGCAGCGGCGGTCAATGAGATCGACTACGGTAAGGTACTACTACCCGGTGAGCAGCCGCCCGACGAGTGGGGCTGGATGAAGGCACCGGAGAAGCCTTTGGGGGCATAGATGGCACTAGGTGATATGAGGATCATGTTGGTAGGCACCGTACAGGGACTTGACGCTGATCAAGAAACCAAGGACAGGATCATCAGCCTGGCCGACAAGTACGCCGGTCAGCAGGTAGAAGACCTACGGTGGCGAATCTCCAACGCTATTGACGATGCCTGAGGTTCACAACAAGTACCACGAGACAGCCCCTCCTGGGGCTGTTTACATTGGGCGTCCGTCGCCCTGGGGTAATCCGTTCTCTGTGGAAGAGTACGGACGTACAGTAGCGCTGCAACTGTTCAAGAAGTGGGTGCTGTCAGACCGACGCGCTGCACTGCGAGACCAAGCCCGACGCGAACTCAAGGGCAAGGATTTGGTCTGCTTCTGCAAGCCGAAGGACTGCCACGGCGATATCTGGATTGAGATCGCCAACAGCACCCCCACGCTCGCCGTGAACACAACCACGGAGAGTAACAATGAGCAGCAAGAAGATCAACAAGGAAGTAGAGCCGCGGGTACCTACTGAAGACGTTCGCAGAGTCCTCCGTCGCATCGTGCGGCCCGATGAAGATGACACCGGAGACTCGGTGGCCACCATTGCTGAGAAGGCTGATACATCCACGCGCACGGTCTACCGTGTGCTGGCAGGCAATACCCAAACGCTGAGCCTAGACTTGGCTGATCGGCTGTGCCTGGCGGCGGAGGGCCATCTTAGTGAGTGTAACATTGTCTGGCCGGATGGGACGCGCCAGCCTTATCTCTCATGAGCGATAAGGTTATCGCAGTAGAGCGATATTACTGGGTTGGCAAGCGGTGCTTTAGGATGTAATTTCTTATGGCACGCGTATCCAAGCTAGCGAATCCTGAGTTCGCCAAGGCGGTTGCCGAGGCGTACATCAACGGTGACTCACGCGCCGAGATGGCTGAACTCTTCGGCGCGCACAAGGACACCATCACCGATTGGACTCGTGATCCACGTGTTCAGGCCCACGCCGCCCGCCTCGCCCAAGAGCGAGTGCTTCGCATCACGCGCAAGATCGACACCGAGATCGAGACCCGCGTAGCCGACGCCGACGAGATGGACACCGAGCTTCTGCTGAAGATTCGCAAGGAGTTCCTGGACCGCTCGCTCAAGATCGACCTGGCCAACGCCAAGGACGACCCCGGCACCATGAGCGACATGATCGACGCGCTGGAAGCCAACCCCGAGCTTGCCCAGCAGTTGAAGGAATCCTTCAAGTAACATGCCACTAGCGCCTCTCACTGACTGCGAGGATTGCGCTCGCGACATTGCCAAGATGAAGAAGATGCTGGCCGAGGCTGGCATCCCTGATGACCTAGCTCAGGTAACGCTGGCCAAGGCCCGCTGCTGGACCCACGCCAAGTTGGGTGAGTAATGCCGATCTCCGACGAGGGCCGCGAGAACATTCGCCGGGGCCACGAAGGGCGCGATAAGGAATCCTATCGGGAGAACAACCCCCGGGAAGACCGCATCGCTGCGCTCGAAGGTTCCGACCCTGCTGGGTATCGTGAGCTACTGAAGAAGATCGCGGCCAAGATGCTGGTCCCTCACTCCGAGGGCCAGAAGGAGGTCTTGACCGCTGAGGAACGCTTCCTCATTCTATGCGCCGGTCGTCGTTGGGGTAAGACGAAGGTTGGGGCGGCGAAGGCTCTACGCATGGCGCGTAAGGGTAAGATTGTTTGGTGGGTCTCGCCTCAGTACAAGATCGTCAAGCGTGGTTACGACGAGGTAGTAGCTCAGCTTCCACAGGAACTCTTGACCAAGCCAGCACCTCCCGGCTCAGCGTTTGACGCAGGCCGTTCGGTCCGCCTTGACTTCAAGACCGGTGGGCGCATCGAGTTCTACTCGGCTGAGCGTCCCGAAGGTATGCTGGGTGGATCGTGCGACTACCTCATCATGGATGAGGCGGCAACGATGCCCGAGCACGTCTGGACGCAGATCATCCGCCCGACGCTCGCAGACCGCCAAGGGTCGGCTCTGTTCATTTCCACGCCACGTGGTAGGAACTGGTTCTACTATCTCTGGCAGCGCGGACAGAACGAGCTTGATACCGAGTACCGCTCGTGGCACTTTCCGTCGCGGACCAACCCCACGATCCCTTCGGCAGAATTTGATCAGATGGCGCAGGAGATGCCTGCCGTTGACTACGAACAGGAAGTCCTTGCGCAATTCATCTCAGAGTCCGCATCGGTGTTCCGTCTGCCGACTGATGACGAAGGTAATTACACATGCGTCAAGCCGTTCCACACGCCTCTTGGGCATGTGGTCCTCGGCATCGACCTCGCGAAGCACAACGACTGGACCGTGTTGTGTGGAGTCCGAGCGTCGGATCGTATGCCGTGCTTCCACGAGCGTTTCAACAACGTATCGTGGCCGCAGCAGCGCGAGCGCATCCACGACGCAGTCGAGACCATCATGGAATCGGCGTCAGGCATCACGATCCTGATGGACGTTGGTGGCCCAGGTGATGTAGTCTTCGATGACCTTGAAGAAGAAGGTCTCGATATCATCCCGATCAACTTCACCAAGTGGAAGGAGCCTGCGGTCAAGCTGCTGGCCTCTGACTTGGAGCAGGGCCGCGCCTTCATCAACGACGACCAGCTTTCAGAATTCCAGCACTACGGCTACACGATCACTGCGGCCGGAAGATGGAAGTACGAGGCCGCAAGAGGTCACGACGATGAAGTGTCAGCCATGCTGTTGGCCCATTGGGGCGTCGTGCATGAGGGTCCGCCGAACGTTCAAACGTTGACCGTGGATGACACGGGTCAGTATGAAGATGAACGTACCTGGTACGACGAAGAGGATGAAGGTCCAATTCGTGTTGATACTGGTCTAGCAAAGGTTACCCAGATTCAGTTGGGTCCGGGGCTGACTTTGCCACCGGGAGACCCGCTCAACGACGAGCGTTTCTGGCACTAGCGAGGGGGCTTCGGCGGGAGTTCCCGCACGACCGGCGTAATCATAGCCGCGTCCTTCCTCCGAATCCGGTTCCGAACCCGGCTAGTAGTACGAGGATCGCGGCAATGATGCCGACGATGGCCGGAAGGCCCAGAGCCACGCAAAGGAAGTAGACCAGCGCGGCGAGTAGGATTGCGATGAGAACTGCGATCATTGTTTCTCCTAGCGATCGGTTACCAGGGCGGCTTCGCCCTGTTCGTTGAGTAGACGTGCCATCGTGGTATACGGGAGCCAGACCAGCGGGTAGCTGCGACCCCACGAATTCTTGACCCTGAAGGCTTGGCGGCTATCGGAAGCCCCATACACGCAGACGCAGTGACCGCCGCGAGGACGGGTCTTTCCGATGAAGATGTACTGCTCGTTGTTTCGAGTCGTCGGAGCATCGAACCCAGCGTACCAGTTTACGCCGATGGAGATCGGAACCCCGGCAGCCAGACCGGCGCGCATCTGGTCAACGGTCGTGGCCCAGCGATAGGTCTTGATGCCCGAGGCCATGTCTCCGACCTTGGTGTGAATTGTGCGTGAGTAGGCGGGCTGGACACCGGTGGTCTTCAGCGGTACCATTCCGGCAGCACGCATGACCTCACACGATGCCCTCACCGAGGTTCCCTGGTCGTCTCCGGGTACGGTCTCCGGCCACTCGTCAATCATCTTGGAGCGATCCCACAGCCACCAGGGGTTGAAGCGCTTCCCATCGAGAATCGCCTTCATCATCGCGCCGCCGAATCCAACGCACGCACCTTCATCGCCTTGGTTGTGGGTCCAGTGCCAGGACGGGAGCTTGAGCAAACGCTCGACTGTTTGGGGCGTCGGCAACGCCAACGCGCGAAGGGGATACTTGTCGATGTGCTCGAAGTCCGTTGGGACCCTACGTCCTAGACCACCTGTATCTGCCATATCCTCAATAGTATCGCCTTGACAGCCACGCCGTGCTGTCCTAAGCTTCGTACCATGATCACTACTACGACCTCAGCCAACCTACCCGTGACGGAGATTTCCGTCAGGGCAAATAGTGTCGGGCCACTTCTTGATCGGCGCATCGTCCTGCACGACACGATCATTGACGCTGTCAGTAATCACTTGTACGGACTCGGCTACGACAACGGACGCGCATACTTCGAGCCTCTTGAGAGCGAAGAGCGGCGTGAGATCGCCGCAGATATTCTCGATGACGTGCTCAGGGAGATGGTCCGTGCCAACCATTATCTGCTTAGTCTTGTGGAGACGGAGGACTGATGGGCCTCGACATTGCGGTTCTCGTGAACCCCACCTATCTCGGTGCGGTGCCGGACGACGACTACGTTCTCGATGAAATGTACGACAAGGGCTACACGTGCGTGTACGCCGGTCGCCACTTCGAGACCCATCTCGACGGCTACCCTGAGGGCTTCTACGACGGCGAGAGCTACCACGCCTTCCACATGACCTACAGCGGCTACAACCG